GGTGAACCGATATGCAGGCACAGTTAAGAAATATGCCCAAGCTGCGAAAACGGCATACGGCATATACAATAAGCTCGGCACGATAAAATCCATTACAGACATCCCATCATTACTGAATGACAATTCGGCTACCGATGACAGAATCACGCGCATTAAAAACACACTTGAAGCATTGTGCTTTAGTGAAGAATTGCTCACTGTAAGCACAAGCGGAGGTCAATACACAAGCGTTTCACTGGTTTCTGTGTCACTTACTCGCGTCGGAAATAGTGCAGAGGTATCAATCGCATTTCGAGAAGTGCCGACATTCAGTGTTGAAACCGTAAGCGGTATCAATGCCGTAATTAAGCCTGTTTCAAAAACTGCTGAGAACAAAAACAAGCCTGCAACCGCAAACAAAGCAGAGAAAGCTAAAACGCAATCTGCCAAACCCCAAAACAAAGGCAAGACACAACCGCAGAAGTCTAAGAAGTCTGCATTAAAATCTATTGTAGGTAGCGCAAAGGGGGCTTTTTAAATGGCTGATGAAGATATTTATGAACTAGCGGTAAACAACTACCCGAACCAAGTACAAAACTTTGAGTTCATGGGTTACAACTTGCAATTAACCTTGCTGTGGAATGCGGTTGGCCTGTCATGGTCATTTGATTTGTACGACAATATTCAAGGCGAATACATCGTACAAGGGGAGGGCTTATCAATCGGCATGGCTTCGCTTTTCTATAGTGATTTGCCATTTGTTTTGATGATTTCTGACAATAGCGGTCTAGGCTTTGAAACTATTTCAATTGACGAAATGGGTGATAGACTTAGCCTTAATATTATGAGTAAAGAGGCGTATCAATATGCAATTCGGCAGACTATTGACTTTGACGGTTGGCAACCAGTCTCAAGCTATTCAGATAGTGTATGACGAGCGTATCGGTGAAAAGCCAACGATAAACGCCACGATCAAAAAGACAAATAAGAAAGAGCCAAACACCGCCAATATTTCGATAGATAACCTGTCGGAAAATATCCGAAATCGGATTTCATCTAAAGAGTTTAATTTGGTGAAGTTGGATGTTGGGTGGTATGGTGAAGAATTGCGCACTATTTTTGTCGGCTCTATCGATAAGCATGATCACATTCGAGAAGCGGAAAGCGCAACCACGACAACGGTTTTAGAATGTGGTGATGGCTCTATTCAGTACAGCGAATCATATTCTAAAAAAACCCTACAAAAAGGCATGACCGATAATCAGATCGTGCAAGAAATTATTAAGGATATGCCCGAAATCACAAAGGGAGCTATGGAGTTCCCGAAAGATCGAGTGTTGCCACGCGGTAAGACTTTAATGGGTAGCAGTCGGGATGAATTAACGCGAATTGCAGATCGTAACGGCTGTGACTGGTCTATTCAAGACGGACAGCTTGTATTTGTGCCGAAAAATAAAGTATTACCTGATTCATACGGTTATTTGTTGTCGCAAGACAGCGGCATGGTCGGCTCACCACAAAAGCAAGGCGATGGCGGTTTGTCGGTTAGAACATTCCTAAATACGTCTATTTATGTGAATAGCCTTGTGCGTGTAAAAAGCATGATTAATGACTATAATGGTGATTATAAGGTTACAGATATTGAGTTTAAGTTAAGCACTGTAGGTCAAGACTGGCATCAATTGAACGGTCTTGTTGGTGGCAACTTCCAAGTCATAGAGAAATCATAATGGATGCAACTCAAACAGAATTACTTGAGCAAGCAAAAAACAATGCCATGATGGACGTTCGGGTTTCAATGCCTGCGCGTATCGTTTCGTTTGATCCTGCAACAAAGACAGCATCGGTTGAAATCGGCTTAAAGATGGTAAACGCCGATGATACGCAATCGGAATATCCGCCATTGGTTGACTGCCCTTGCTTATTTACGCGGGGCGGTGGTTTTCATCTAGTGCATCCATATAAGGCAGGCGATAAGGGTATTGTGCTTTTTTCAGATCGTTGTTTCGATGGTTGGTTTCAAGCGGGACAGGTTGCGCCCCCTATGGATTTCCGTGTTCACTCAATGTCTGACGCTTATTTTATTGGCGGTGCTGATTGCTTGGATGATGTGTCGCCAATTGTTAGTGACGCTATGTTTATCGGCAAGGATGATAATAGTGCGGGGGTTACCATTAAAGCTTCAGGAGATATAGATTTGAACGGTGTAAATATATCGCCAAGCGGGATTATAACCCTACCTGACGGAACTATTTTAAACAGTCATGTGCATGGCAATGTACAGTCTGGAAACTCAACAACAGGCGAGCCACAATGAAAGTTAGAGCAATTGATGAGGGTCACGACTGGAAGTTCGGTTTTAATCAGTCTGACTACAAGGAATTTAGCGAAGCGGTTAAACAAAATGTTTTAACTGCGATTCTAACGGTGCGCGGTGACTGGTTTTTAGCGCTTGAAGTCGGCATCGACTGGGTAAACTATTTAGGGCGCTCGTCTAATTTGCAGTTGCTTGAAGCTGACTTGAAAAGCTCGGTTTTAAATGTGGATGGCGTGCTACGAATTGACAATATTTCAATTGAGCTAGAGCGCGAAAAAAGAAAAGCAACGATAAACATCGAATATACTGATATATACAACAACCAAAACGCGGTGAATGCAAATGTTAGAGATTACTGATACAGGGGTAAAAGTCCCAACACTAGATGAGATTATCGAAGCTGAATCGGACGGCTACAAAGGCATTTACGGTCAAGATATTGTAATCACGCCAAATTCACCCGATGGTCAACGTATCGGACTTGAATCACAAGCTCGTAAAGATGCCTATGACACGCTCGCTTATGCTATTCAAATGCATGACCCGCAATATGCTGTAGGTAAATGGGCGGATAATATTGCAAAGCTTACAGGCATCCGCAGGGGTACGGGTGAATACACGATTTCACCTGATGTTAAAATCACGACCGACCGCACGATTAATCTAACTGCGGGTACTGTTTTTACGCAAGGCGGTAATAATTGGATTCTTGATAGCGCTATCACGCTTCTGTCGGGCGATAACTATGTAAACCTGCGTTCTGAGTTTTACGGTGTCGTGCCATTGCCTACAGATTCGTTTTTAGAGCCTGTTGAGATTGTCTCAGGTATGAAGCTAGTCACTTCAACGAAATCGGTCATTAACGGCAGGCTAGGACAATCTACAGCGTCTTTAATGCTAGACCGTGAGCGTAAACTAGCAATCAATAATACCCATGATCGAGAGGGTATTGAGGGTTCATTGCTAGACGTAGATGGTGTTCTTGATGCAGTCGTTTTAGAGAATAATACCAACATCACAGATTCGGATGGTGTGCCTGCGCATTCAATTAATGCCATTGTTTTGGGTGGTTCAGATCAAGACATTGCAACCACGATTCAAAAGAAAATTGTAGGCGGTGGCTGCGGCACGTTCGGCTCAGAAAGCGCAACACTAACCAACTATCGCGGGCGTAACCGTGTGATTAATTTTGATCGACCAACGATTAAAAATATCATCGTTGTGGTAAATGCGGTGCGCGTGAAGTCGGGTACTGATGTTGACATTGATTTCATTAAAGATCAGATTTCCGCAAAAGAGTTTAAGATCGGCGAAAACGCGCTTGCAGGTCGCTTATACTGCATCACAAATGACGGTACTTTTTATATCCAGTCAATCACGGTCGATGGTAGTGATGTGTCAGCAGTCGGCATTCGTGAAAAGGCAAATATCGCGAAAGAAAATATCACGGTGAACACTCTATGAATTACAGTGAACTATTGATATGGCAGTATAAACTGCCAAAAGCCATAGCAGAAATCGACATGAAGTCCCAATTTTGGGTTGACTTCATGAATGACTGCTTAAAGTTTATTGATATGTGGAATATCGATACGGCAGAGAAATATTCCCTTGATGTTTTAGGGCGTATTTTTGGTGTTAGTCGGTCGTCCGTATCTTTGACTGAAAAAGAATACTTAACCTATTATGAGAAAACAGGTGGTTTAGGTTGGGGGCGTGGTCGCTGGTATCGTGCAGGCGAAGCGTTTAGAGAAACTATTTTATTAACAGATCAAGAGTTCAGATTCTTGATTAAAGCGCGAATTTGGAAGTTATACCAGAATCCATCTTTAGATTATTTAACTGACGCTTTGCAAGCCCTGACAGGTGATGACGCTTATATTGTTGATAATGGCGATATGACAATGAAAGTCTATTATGGCAACGCTGTTGCCTTGGATAGCTTCATTAAATTTGCTATTGAGAATTTGGATATTCTGCCGAGACCTGTAGGCGTGATGTATACTTATGAGCAGGCAGGTGTTAAATATTTTGGATTTAATGGTGAAGAATTTGACAATAATTACGGCTTTGGTGTTGGGAGGTTCATTGATTCATGACCACATATGACTTTAATTTAATAACCGCATTCGCAAACTCAGCGCCTAGCAATGAGGTAACTCCATTCCCTAACTATGATCGTGGATTAGGTATTGCGTTTGTTGAGACAGACGGCAAACCCGAAATGAAAGGGCTTAACGGCTTGTTTAGTTTGCTTACGGTTTCTTTGCTTGCGCTTAAACAGCGCGGTATTTTGACTTGGACGACTGGATTTGAATACAAGCAAGGCGCTTTTGTTGTTGAATCAAATAGGCTTTATCAAGCCAAAACAGACAACACAAGCAAACAGCCGTCTTTATCCCAAAATGAATGGCAAGTATGGGCTTCTGTTTCCGATATTGATGTCGATAAA